CCTCGCTTGGAGCTTCGCACCAACTTCATCAACGATGGAAGCATCGGAATTCTTCTATACGGTTACGGCGCAACAGCGACAAAGATTGCCGCTGGCGCATATAACTACCAAGCTAGTTAATTCAATCATCGGCTGATTCGCTCCCGAGTCAGCCGAGCAGACGAAAGGGACAGAGATGCCAAATATCATCACGGCTGAAGAGCTGAGAACGGTACTTGGCGTCTCTGATTCCCTTTACTCTGACGCTTATCTGGAGCAAATAATTGATTCGGCTGAACTCACAATCTTGCCGATGCTTACTGCATATCAAAGCGCAATAGTGTCAGCGCAGGTTCGCGATGGCGTGATCTACTTTTACACTCAACGCCCGAACTATTTCGTCCTCGGTCAGACAGTCGATACGGCTGGCGGTGGACTCACTGGAACAGTTACCGTCACATCGACAAACCTCAACCCGTACGTCTTTACGGCAGATTACGACGTGCCAGACACCGTCCTCACACCGTTGATCCCAGCAGGTACGGCAACGCTCTCGGGGGGTAGTGCCGCCGAACTCTATGCTGGGGTCGCACCAATTAAGTCTGCACTTCTTGTCGTTAGCGTTGAAATCTTTCAATCCGTAACGACTCCAGGAAATATGACAATGAGTGACACATTCAATTCATCGCCATTCGTCCTCGGTAGATCACTTCAGAATCGTGTCGTTGGACTTCTCGGACCTTATCTCGACGTCGAAACGATGTGCCAGTGACTATCGAATCGCAAATTCGTACACCGTTAGCGACTGCACTCGGTGGAGTCGTTGCGTCCGTATATAACGGAATTCCTGAAGCTCTTATCGCTCCAGCAGTGTGTCTAGTTCCAGATTCTCCATATCTTGAATCGACTCTCATCAATGGATCAACAACAAAAGTCAAGATCAATCTTGTCGTTACGGCAGTCGTTGCATATAACAACAACGCAGGGGCACTTGATAATCTCGAACAGTTAATCATCAGCATTCTCGGTGCAATGCCATCGGGTTACGTGGTCGGCGACGTTAATCAGCCGACACCATTCGAAGTCGGAACAGGCAAATTCCTTATCGCGGATTTATCCGTCTCGACTTATTACACAGACTGAAAGAACAGGGGATCGAAATGGCAACAACAATCATCACTGGTCGCGACATCACTTTCACCGTTGCTGGTGACAATTTCGATGCTCAGGCGACTTCAGCTACTCTCACACTTGATTCAACTATAAATACGTATCAGACACTCGATGGCAAGGCGTATTACACGACTGACACTCAAGGCTCATTCGCCGTTGAAATGTTAGCTGACTGGGGCGTATCTCCAGCAGGACTTTGCGAGTCCCTATGGGATGCCGCCGCATCAGCGCCGAACACTCCCCTAGCTTGCTCATTCACTGCTGACACTGGCGCAGTCTTTACGTTCAACGTTCAGCCAATCTTTCCGTCGGCTGGCGGAACTGCTCCAGATGCTCAGACAGTCTCACTTGCATTCACTTGCGTTACCACCCCAGCACTAACCTAAGAAGGAGATCGGGAGCATGAAACTACAAATCAATATCGAATACACGAATGGCGAACTTGCAACGTACATCGCACAACCGCCAGAGTGGGCTAAATGGGAACAAAAGACGGGCAACACAATTCAACAGGCTCAGGACAAAGTGGGAATTTCCGATCTCATGTTCTTAGCATTCAACGCGATGAAGCGTGAAGCTGGTGGAAAGCCCGTCAAGCCCTACGAAGCTTGGTCAGAGACGATCGCTGACATAAGCGTCGGAGAGTCCGACCCAAAAGCCACAAGCGCGGAAGCCTAAGTCGTCTCATCGTCGAATTGTCCATCGAGACAAAGATACCGATGAGCGAGTGGCAAAGCGCGGAAGATATATTGACGGCATTGGAAATCTTAAAGGAGAGAAATGGCTGAAGATGCAATCGCATACGACAAGTCTGATCTTCGTGCGATTTACGGTGCTTTCAAGGCGATGGATGATGAAGCCGTCACGCAAGCCAAAGCCGAATCGAATGCTCTGGCGACTTATCTTCAAGGCAAAATCATCAACACGGCTGGCACTCGCAACAGTGTCGCCGCTGATCGCATTGCTCAAGGTTCGAAGGTTAGTAAGTCATCGAAGGTGGGAGAGATTGCATTCGGTTACGCATCGCAGAAATTCTCAGGCGGTGGAACGACTCAGCAACTTTGGGGCGGTTATGAATTCGGATCAAATAAATTCCGACAATTTCCAATCTGGTCAGGACGTGAAGGTCGTGGGTCTAAAGGATGGTTTATCTATCCAACCCTGCGAGCCGAACAACCGTACATCATCGCTCAATGGGAAGATGGATTCTCTAAGATTCTGAAGGAGTGGTAATGGCGGCAGGTGGTTCAAGAACGCTCAAGCTCACGATCCTCGGTGATGTCGATAATCTTCGCAAATCACTTACCGATGCAAATAAAGAAGTCGAGACATCATCATCAAAGCTCGGAGATTTCAGCGCGAAAGCAGGTCTGGCATTCGCCGCCGCTGGCGTTGCCGCCGCCGCCTACGCTGGCAAGCTTCTCATCGATGGCGTTAAGTCTGCCGTTGCCGATGAAGCCGCGCAAGCTACCCTCGCAACGACTCTCAAGAACGTTACAGGTGCAACCGATGCACAAATTAAATCAACTGAAGATTATATTCTAAAGACTGAACTTGCTAAAGGTGTCACCGATGACGAACTTCGTCCTTCCCTTGCTCGCTTAGTTAGATCAACGAAAGACGTCGAAGAAGCTCAGAAACTTCAAACCCTTGCGATTGATATTGCGGCGGGCAGTGGGAAATCTCTTGAGGCAGTGAGCAATGCGTTAGCCAAAAGCCATGACGGGCAGAACACGGCACTTGGCAAGTTAGGCGTTGGAATCGATGCCGCAACTCTTAAGACAATGACATTCGATGAGATCACTGCATCACTGGGAAAGACTTTCGAAGATCAGGGAACTAAGAAGGCTGAGACATTCGCTGGAAAGATGGATCGTCTCAAAATTGCATTCGATGAAGGTAAAGAATCGGCAGGTTCATTCGTACTCGATGCAATCACGCCGATGGTCTCAACGCTAGTCAATAACGTCATCCCTGCCGTTCAAGATTTAGCAGACAAAATCGGCAAGAACTTGAAACCTGTATTTACTGAACTGGCTACATTCTTCACGGAGACTTTCATTCCAGCGGTAACAAAGGTATGGAACTTCATTAAGGACAAACTTGCACCGATCTTCGTGGATATCTTCAAACCTGCCATCGAAGGCATCATTACAGTATTTAAGTCTCTTAATACTCTCGTTAAAGAGAATGCAGGATTCTTTGAACTTATCGGAACTGCTCTCAATGCACTGCTCAAGGTCGCTAAACTCGTTGCACCATTCATCGGCGGCGCGTTCAAGACGGCATGGAGTGGCGTGGCGAAAGTAATCGATGGAGTCTCAGCGGCAATCGGTCTCTTAGTTGATGGAATCAATCTTGCAATCTCTGCCATTAATTTACTCATCAAGGCTTACAACATCGTGAACAATTTGATTCCAGGATCAAAGGACTTGAAAGAGATTCCGAAGCTTGCTCAAGGTGGAGCAGTCTCTCCCAATCGTCCTTACATCGTCGGAGAAGTCGGAGCCGAACTATTCGTCCCTTCAAGCTCTGGACGTATCGTTCCAAATAATCAGCTTGGCGGCGGCGGTTCAACTATCAATCTGACGGTCAATGGCGCAATCGATGCCGAATCTACTGCTCGCCAGATCATCAGCATTCTGAACAATTCCTTCTATCGTGGCACGGGTGGGGCTGGAGCGTTAGTCACGCCATGACACTCTGGAATCCAGTCTGGCGCGTTACGATCCAATCGGTCGTCTATACGAACTTCACTCTGGCAAATCTGACTATCACTTCAGGGCGAACGAATATCTATGAACAGGCTCAAGCTGGTTACATCAATCTCGAACTCATCAATTTAGATCAAAGTACCGTCTCACTTAATATCAACGATTCAGTCACCATCGAATTACAAGATTCAACGGTTACATTCGTTCCAATCTTCGGCGGCACAATTACAGACTTCACGATTGCCGTTGCTAACTCTGGAACGGTGGCAGTCAATCAAACAGTCTCAATCATTGCACTCGGTGCATTGTCGCGACTTCCTAAAGCTCTCACCGATGGCACTTTGACGTCAGCTCATGACGGAGATCAGATTTACCATATCCTCAAAGAATTACT